GCCCACCCGAAGGATTTTAGGCCGCTCCCCACCACGACTCTCGACAAGTCCCTTGTTGGTTACGCCAACCACTCGCCCGCAATAACGTATGCGCGAAACGAAGCTCTGGTGCATCCCCAACCCATGCTCAAAACGAAGGGGAGTGGGGGCTTTTTGGTGCCGAACCCCCACGAAACCAACCCTGACCGCCCAAAGCCTAAGGAGTACAGTTCAGTCAACCTGACGACAATCAAAACAAAGGAGGAAAAACGGCCTGGCGAAGACACCTAAAGCAGGAGTAGCGGGTCACCCAAACCAGTTGTCAACCTGGCCAAGCTCCGCATAACCCCCCAACTACTCGGTTTAACCCAGTACCGCGAACGTCTGACAACGTTCCCCCCCAAGCCACCATGTCGGCGCCTGACCTACCCAACTCCCCCAGCACAAGGGACAATAGGCGGTACGCCCCACAACGTCTGCAAACTCCCCCCAAGCCAATCAACCTACCGCCTTTTGTTCTTGCCAATACACCCCAAACTACCTTTCATCTTTCGGGCCGTAAGCCCTCCCACAACTGGCACCTGTCTACGCTGCTGAATACTAGCGAGCGACCTAGCGGGGCTTTCACCCAAGCGACCTGATCCCCATTGGTGCTGCGTGATGGTTCACCCACCTACACCCAGAGGTGTGGCTACCGTCTGATACAACCATGGAGTTGGCACGTATACGCCTCTTAACAACATGGTCACAGTGGGTACGTCCCAAAAGCGACTTACACGCAAAACTCGCCTCAACTAAGGGGCTAAAGCATATGCTGCCAACGGAGGGCCGCCCGGTCGCAAGCACGACAGGGCCTACCCAATTGTGGTATGACTACTACTGATAGAAAGGGGGTGGAAAGAACTACTCACCGGCCTGTGAAAAGACCAACTAACTCAAAGAGCCACGTTGGGAGGTGACAGATAGTTGCAAGGTTTTCCACCCTGGCTGCGGTTACAAACAGCCTGCCAGTGCCGAGCTAAAATTGGTAGCCGTACACATCCGAAACATCCTCAGGGGCAGAAAACTCAGTAACCAACTGTGTTTCCCCTAACAAATGCTCAATGTTGCGCTGTTCATCGGGCGTCAGTCCAAACGCCCTATGAAAGCTCTGTCGGGCTTCCCAATTCGGCTCAGCAGCCTGGCGAGCTGAACACGATTCAACGTCCACCCCAAGCATAAGATAGTCCGACAGGTGTGTCAAACCTGCCGCACGTTCGCCTTCCGTGCATGCCAGTAAGCGACGAGTCCACGTCCAAAGAATCGGTACACGGTGTGCTAATGAAGACTCACACAATGCAACGCCCCTAAGAAAGGAACGAGCAAAGCGGGGTTCGCGCAAATGGACGTGAGAGGAGGTTCCTTGACTAATGACCTTCCTCCACTCACGAACCATCTGCCAACCCACTCCATCAAACACCGGTGCCGACTGGCCAAACCTCACCTCTTCAATGACATCAGTTGCACGTTCCAGAGCCATCTCATGGCCAGAAACAAAGAGAGCAGCTTCGGCAAAATCGCGAACAACCCGGTGGGAAACGTGACGTGGCAAGAAGAGAAGCGCATTGTCGCCGTCAACAAGCGTGTCCCACTCCTCCACATTCAGGTAGGACAACGACGCCATGACGACAGCTAACATGACAATGGAGTTACCCATGCCAGTATTAAAATCTCCACTTGCACGCCCCCCATCGCGCGCAAACCGAAGGCCACTTGTGGTGACCCCTTTGTTTCTCAGTTGATGGGACAATGCTTCACGTAACTCTGGATCCCGATACGCTGCATTGTAAACAGACTGTTCTCCCCTCAACTGCTGGACGAGCAAATGTGCCTCAAAGGCGCGACCGTCCACTTCAAACACCACGCAATCACGAACGGTACCAAACTTCTTGACTATCAAATTAGCACGTTCAACCGCGTTCAACCCCTTGGCAACAACCCTGGAATTTCCGACGCCACCAACAGCCCCAGACTTTAGGTTTCCCCAAAGCCAATGCTCGAAGGGCTTCAGCCAAGACGCAATGTGCAGATTGTACCTAGGTGACCTCGGGAAAATCAACCTAGGCTTCGCGACATTCTGCACATTCCT